CATCGGAGATGTTGAGCGGTACATTCTTGCCCGACCAGCAGGAGACCGTTCTACGACGGTTTTGCACCCCTCAGAGATTATCAAGGATGATTGGTGCCACCGTGCATCTTACTTCTTGCTCAAAGGAGTGACAAAGACTCCGGAGCGTATTGGTCTTCGGTTGCAGAACATCTTTGATGAGGGTCACGCCATCCACGCTAAGTGGCAACGTAGGTTCCAAGACATGGGTGTTCTTCACGGGCAGTTCCGCTGTCAAGTCTGTGACGAAATAACTTGGGGAACTTCTCCCGATCAATGCGCCTCCTGCACTGCCCCCATGCACGCCTTGTACTACGAAGAAGTTACTCTTCGTGACAACGACCTGCGTATTTCGGGGCACACCGACGGTTGGATCAAGGGAATTGGTAATGATTGCCTCATTGAGATTAAATCAATCGGTCCGGGAACTCTTCGCAGTGAAGCCCCTAACCTCATGCACGCTCATAACGGTGATTTTATGAAAGCGTTTTCAAACGTACGCCGACCTTTTACACCGCATGTTCTGCAGGGACAGATGTACCTCGAACTCATGAAGCGTATGGGTAACCCCATTGATGAGATCGTTTTTATTTACGAACTCAAGGCAGACCAGTCCTACAAAGAGTTTGTGGTAAAGTCTGACTATGGGAGTGTCGCGCACATTTTTGAAGGAGCAGAAGAGGTAGTCTCTGCTGTGAACTCAAACAAAGAGCCGGAATGCACCAACAAGCCCGGTGGAACATGCAAGCAATGCTCATCGTATTTGGAAAACTAGGAGGGAAACCAATGTCATTCTCCGAACACCAGTTGCAGTCCACGCGCCGTAAAACAGCCGTAGAGCGCATTAACGATTACCTCAATGAACTTCCTGAAGATGAACGAGAAGCCGCAACTAACATCCTGAACACATGGCCTCACGTTCAGGTCCTTAGCGTATTCAATGCTGAGGGGTTCCCCCTTACCCAAGACAACCTGAAACAATGGAGGGCAGCTCGTGTCGTTCGCGGATAAGCTCACTGATTTGGTTTCTTACCCACCGGTAAACGAACCTCGCCCTACTCGGGAAAACTGGGGGTTTACACAGGAGTACGCTCCCCACGACCCGTTTACTCGTACGATCACCGCTACTACAGGTCAGCGCCTCGACACTGAGGATGACTGGACTCAGTTTGTTATTGACAACGGCGGTGCCCTTGCTGAGGGTTACCGCGTTCGCCTTGTTGAGATGCGCCACAATACCCACGGGTGGTCCCGTGCGGCTCAGGGCGAAGACGCCGTTACTTCCGGAACATGGTTTTACCGGTTCATGGTTGAGCCCCTTGGCGCTACAACCCGCATTGAAGAGGTTATCGAGTGGGTTAACTCTCGTAAGCCCGCAAAGTTGCCTGAGCCTGAGGGCGAGGCTGTGTTCCACTGGCTGGCCGGAGACCTTCAACTCGGCAAAGTAGATGGTGACGGCACGTCTGGTGTCGTAGAGCGCGTTACAGCGTCCATTGACGCCGCTGTGGAGCAGTACAAGCGGTTGCGTAAGTCTCGCAGTGTCGGCCTCGTACACATTGCGTGGCTCGGGGACTGCCTTGAAGGAAACGTCAGCCAAAACGGGCGTAACTTCTGGCGCACAGAGCTTACGGTAACCGAACAGGTGCGCGTATTCCGCCGTCTCATGATGTACAGCATCGACGCATTTGCTGCTGTTGCCCCAGAGGTGCAGGTTGACGTTGTCAACGGTAACCATGATCAAGTACAGCGTTTCCAAGAAACCCGTGCAGACGATGGTCATGCCACAGAAGCCGCGATTGCAGTCGCAGACGCTCTTACCCTGAACCCAGCCGCTTACGGTCATGTGAAGATCTTTGTTCCCAATAAGGATGAGTCTTACATTACCCGTGAGATTGGTACGTCCATCATCACGATGGCTCATGGACACCAGTGGCGTAACGGCAAGGCGTTTGAATGGTGGAAGGGCCAGTCGTTCAACCTTCAAGCCCCCGGATCAAGCCACTTCTTGTTCCACGGTCACGAGCACCAGTTCTCCATTAACTCCAACAAGGAGCGTGTACGTATCTGCGTACCGACGTACGAGTCGGAGTCGACATGGTGGCGTCACAAGACTGGTGACCAAGCAAAGACCGGAGGTCTGGTCCTCATCACTCTCAACGGAGAGTTCAGTGATATGGGGATTGTGTAATGACCCCAGACGCGGTAACTAAGCCAAAGCACTACACCAGCGATCCCTCTGGGGTTGAGTGCCTACAGATTACTCGTCACCGAAACTTCAACATCGGTAACGCAATTAAGTACCTGTGGCGTGCCGGTCTCAAAGACAGCCCGTCTCTTGGTATAACAGAGGTAACAATTCAAGACTTGCGTAAAGCAGTCTTTTACATCGAGGATGAGATTAAACGCCTAGAGGAGGCAACTTATGAGCAGCGCACTTGAAAAGTTCGGTAAGTTTGGCATTGAGTTCAAACGTCCGGATGCAAACCATGTAGAACTTCCAGCCGACATCACGCTATTGAGTAGTGAGCAGTTGGCTGAGTTGTTTACCAAGCTCACCGCATGGGCCGACTACATCGCCTCGGATCTTGTTCTGGCCCAAATTGCGGAGCGGGAATCTTTGCGTAACAAAACCGTTGCAGAGAACCGGTTGTTGAACTCCAAGATGGGTACCGCCGTTCGTGGTGAGCGCATTACGCTCGTCAAAGCTCAGGTCTCCATTGATGAGGCTGTTCTTGCCCTCGAGCAAAAGTACGAAGAAAAGTACGCCTACCGCAAATTGGTAGAGATGTTGCTTGGAAACTATGAGCGCGACCTTACGCTGGTAAGCCGCGAGATCACTCGTCGGTCCAATGACCAGCGGGCTCTTCGTAAGGATTACGGAATCTAATGTCTATTGAAGGTAATTGCGACGTCCACGACTGGTCTTGGGACCCAATTGATGATTACGGTTGCCCAGTGTGTTATGGGATGTCAATAGAGCGTGAACGCATTCTCGATCTTTTAGAGGATTGGGTAACCGACGATTACGGGGACTTCAACAAGGTGCTTGCATTTATTAAGGGAGAGAACGAGTGAGTAATCCATGGGAAGCAACCGAATTATTCGGGAAGATGCTTGGTGAATATACAGACAACGGCTACCGACAAGGTGTTTATGAAGAGCGTGAACGCATCATTCAACTGTTGCAAGTAATGCGAAACGACCTTGCCTCATGCATCAAAGATGACGACTGCTTAGTACGTGCAGATGCCATTGACGTATGCATTAGTGACATCAAGGGAGAGGACAATGCGTGATTCATTTACACCAGAAGAAGTAGACCGCATAGAAAACAAAGCCTATGAAGTAGGCGTTGGCATTGGGGCAAGCCAAGAGCGTGAGCGCATTATTGCGTTACTTAAGACCTATGACTTTGGTCCTACTACCATCCCCTCGGTTCTTAGGTGGAATAAAAATTTACGTCATATTCTTAAGCTCATCAAGGGAGAGGATGGATAATGACTGCCGTATTAGTAGTGGCAATCATCGTCGCTGTTATCATAATTTCTATGGGACAGAACAAATGAGTGAACTTGAGGGGCTTGCCCTTCGCATTCACGACTACCGTCAAGGCGTTGAGCATGAGCGTGAACGCACTGTAAAATTGCTTAAGCAACTTCGTTGCGAAAAAATGCATGACTGTGGAAAGTGGCATGACCACTACCGGTACAGCCCCGACGAACTGATTGAGATTTTAAAAGGTGAAGTGGACTAAACCTAATCACGAGTTCGAGGCATGGATTTGGTGGTTAGTCGTTATCATTGCGCTCTTGGGCTCACCAATAGCGTTATTTTTTCTAATAAGAAACTAGGTAAACAATGGTCGGGAAAGAAAAGCACTTTGGCACCGGTCTCCAGAACGCAAAAGACATTGCCATTGGTATCGATCAATCTCTCACCGGGTTTGCTTTCTCAGCGGTTTCCGTAAACGACCCTACCCTCCACGAAACATGGGTATATAAGTCCCCATATAACGGGGTACAGCGTTTGTACGATATTTCCCGATGGATGCGTGGAAAGTTTTTGATGTTGTCCGCTCACCGCATCGTGGACATCGCTATGGAGGGAACCGTCAATGCGTCATTTTCCGCCAGTGTTCTTGGTGAACTAGCCGCAACCGTGAAACTGACTCTGTGGGTCATGTTCTCAGAAAATGAAAAGCTATTGACAACACCGCTCCAGATTCCCCCTATGACGCTCAAAAAGTATGCAACAGGCAAAGGCACCTCCAAGAAGCAGGAGATGCTGATGCAGATTTACAAGCGTTGGCAGATCGAGTTCAACGATGACAACGCGGCTGACGCTTACGCGC